TATCAGTTCCCCAAGTCGGTCCTGAAGCAGGCCCACGCTGGTCTGCCTATTGCTGGAAATTACAAACTTTCTGAAAAGACGGCTGCGGCTCTGGCGGCCAAGGATCCGCGTATGCTCCCCGCCCTTCTGAAGGCGCAGATGGGACCGGAGAGCCGTTTTAATCGTACGCTCGGCCTGCTTCCTAAAGTTCAGCGCAAACTGGCCGCCCTGGAGGCTCGTGGGCGGAGTGCGACAGCGGCAAGCGCCGCAAAGGCTTTGGTCGCCCCGTGGAAGGTGGCGGCCAAAGCCCGGAATTTGACCGGGCGCGCTGCAGCCTCTGTGGGCCGCGGCGCGTCTGCGGTGCGCTCGGCAATGAACCTCGCGGGTCGTGGTCGCCGAGCGCTTATGCGCAGTCTGAAGGCTCAGGAGCGGCGGCTGCCGAATTAACGGCCGTTGCCTGCACGCATCTGAGCACGCTCTGGAAGTGTAGAATAGAAGCGATCCGGGTCGCAGGCGTCACCACCCTGGTCCTTGCAGATCGGGGAGAAGGGCTTGCCGTAGGCCGCCTGAGCAAAAGCCGCCTGGTCGTTGGGGATGGTCGTCGATGCGACCGTGTAAAAATTACGTTCGGCGTCACGCTTACGCTCGAACGGGTGGATATTACTCCACTGTACGGCAATTTCCTGCCGCACACTGGGATACCACGCAGCGCTCGGTCGGTCCGGGTAGTCTATGTAATCGGTCGGAAGCACGTTACCCATGGGGTTGTCGAACGAGGGCATGTAAACCTCCTCACGGAAGGGGCCTGGAGCGCGGCCGTCGCCCTGAGCCGGACGGAGCTTGCCGTCCTTTATCAGGTTCGCACCGTACAGGTAGTAAAGGATAGCCAGGACCAACACGCCGAGCGCAAAAATGCGCGGGTCGCGATTTATGATGTAAATAAGGACTGATGCATAGATGACGAAGCGGGAAGTGGCCGCGACGCGCTCACGTGCAGACTGCTTCGCGGTCGGCCAAAACTCGAGGAGCTTGTCGTTGCGAAAAATCTCCCGCGGGTCCATTCTGTAATAGTCTGAGAAATTACTTCTTTCGACCCTTGGACTTGGGCCGGGGCGTGGGACGAGGGGCCTGCTGTGCCTGCGGCTGGAGGCCGCCCATCAGGGCTGCGAGCCCGCCACCTCCACCGCCACCCATCATCTGGGAAAGCATGTTGTTCATACCAGCCATGAGCGCCTTCTCGTCCATGGCGCCACCGGTCGTCTTCATGTTCTTGGCACAATTCTCAGCAGCCGCCTCGATCATACTGAGCGTCTCGGGGGGGAACATGCTGATCGTGTTGCCCAAGATGTACATCGTCTGGATGTACTGCCAGATGGCATCCTTGGTCGCGGAAGTCGCCTCTGCGCTCGCCCACACCGTCTGAAGGTTAAGACCCTTGACGAACTCATTTTGCTCACTGAAAAAGTCTGGAGACTTGGCCATGAGCTGGGATGAGAACGGTCCGATTTGCTTCATAAATGCGTCGAACGTTGCGCGAGTGCGCGGGGTGGCCTGGACAGCCTTGAACGCCTCTTCCTCGGGGAACGTTGCTACGAGCTCGTCGAGGAACTGGCCCATCATTTCATTGAAAGCCTGAATCGTGGTCATCGTGTCACTGTGGTTTTGACGACCTAATTCCTTAAGTAAATTAGTAAGGTTCTTTGGTCATCGTCTCATGGGTTTCAGAGCTGCGCGAAACTATGAAATAGACCAGAAGGGCCACCAAGAACGCCGGTTTCATGAGCTCCGAGTTCTTGACGGGTCCTTCGTTGTTCATTTTAGCCCGGCCATATACGTAAGCCATGGTGACGGCGCCAGCTACAACCGCGGCGCCTGTAGGGTCCCGGAGGTACTGATCCATACTTTAGTACCTGTTGAGCAATTTTTTAGGGCAATTTCTCGATGCGCTGCGGACCGACTCGCGACTCGGCCGCATCATCAAATAGGTTCTGCTCCATGTTAGCCACGGACGGCTCACCGGCTGGTGTGCCTCCTGGAACGTTCGGTGGCGTCCCACTATTGTTCACGGTCACGGTGTTATCTACGCCGCCTGGCGTCTTCCCAAACTCCATGTTGGACCCATCGACGTTCACGGGGTCGACGGGGTCTTCGTTCATCACGTCCGGTACATCCTCGTCCTCATCCTCTGGAGCCTCTTCATCCTCGTGATCCAGGTTCAGGTCCTCGCCGGCCGCCGGCATAGGCAGGTACGTCTGGAGAATCTCAGCCGTCGGAACCAGGTCCTCTATGACCTCGGCAATTTTCTTTGAAAATCGCACCCGGAGATCATCGTTGCGCTCCTCTTCCGTATGGGGCTCGGTGATGATGAGAGGTCGCTCATACAGGTCCTTGGCGCACGCCTCGTAGCACCTCTGAACAAACACGTCGTTCGCCGGAAGCTTGATGCAAATCTTCTTGGACTTTTTGTCTGTCCGGATCGAGCTCAGAATCTTGACGTGGATGACGAATACAGCCGCCATCAGGTTCGGGAACAGAGGCTGGTTCTTGATGATCGCCTCTGTATTTTTGAGAGAAATTGAAGAGTTCCAAGTCTTGATGGCCCTGAGGAGCTCCTGGAAAACCAGCGTCGTGTTCTTCGACTTTTTGTCCATGACCTCCTTCTTAGCCTCGAGCCAAATCTCCCAGAAAGCCTCAATCATCACCGGAATCATCGCATCACAAAGCTTCTTGGTAAAGCGCCGCTCGGACTCGTTCAGAAGGTCCATGCTATAGTAAGTCCGCAGGACTTATTTGCGCGAAGCCTTGCGCAGTGACTACATATACACCCCATCATAAGCCTTTTTCCAATAGGCCAATTCGTCTTCTAGATTATTGATCCGGTTCAACAAGGCAACCTCGACCGCCTCCTTGTGAGTCAGACGGCGCTTGAGCCTCTCAATTTCATTTTCAAATTCCTTCGATCGAACCTTGTCGGTTTTATGAACCTGATTGGCCTCCCACGTCTGGTGCAGTTTAGATTTTTGGTGGGTCGTGAGATTTTTGTATGTAAATCCTGGGCGGCATGGGCACGTGTTCATAGGGGCGATCTCCATTACTTGTACCAGTCCAGAATCTCTTTAATCACCGGATGGCGCTCTATTTCAGCCTCGGTGAAAATGACGTGCTGTATTTGATCCGAAGGCCGGAGGCGCGACACAAAGTCCGCGAGTCCATTGTCCTCGAACCCCCGGTCGTGCTGACGAGGGTCGCCTGTGATGACCATCTTGGAGCCTTCACCGATCCGAGTCAGGACCATCTGCATCTGATTAGGCGTCGAGTTCTGCATCTCGTCTGCGATTATCCAGGACGCGTCGAACGTCCGGCCGCGCATGTAGGCCAATGGGCACACCTCAATCTGGCGGTCTTCCATCATCGTCCGGATATGGTTCGGGCGGAAATGGCGGCCGAGCGCGTCCGTCAATGGACGGACCCACGGGTCCATCTTGTCTTCGAGGGTTCCAGGCAGAAAACCGTGCTGCTCATCCACTGAAACGGCCGGGCGGGTCAGAATGATGCGGTTCACATGGCCGAGTTTGAGAGCCTGCGCCGCAGAGTTGCACGCCAGAAGGCTCTTGCCGGTACCGGCTGGGCCAGTGCTGACTACGACTGGTATCAGGCGATTCTCGAGAAGGGACTTGTAGCGGATCTGGACAAGGTTGCGCGGGCTGATCATTTGCCTTTGGTCACCCTTATTTTTTGAGCCATTTTCTGCAGGTTCACGAGACCGGGCAGAAGGTCCATTGTCTGGTCCTCTGCGGGCTCTTCCTGTACAGCCCGAGACCGGCGGTCCCAGCGAACTCTGAAACTGACTGGTCCAGACATGTCAACAGTGTACCCCAGTTTTTGGAGCTGTCGGCACAAGTAACGGACAGCCTTGGGGAGGTCGTACCGTGGAAATCCCACGACGAACGGGGGGACGGTCAAGAGTGCACTCTTCAGCCCGAGTTCGTGCGACGTGCGAATTTTTCGAGAAAATTGGTCGAGTAAAGCCTTGTACGTCTCCTTTTTGACGTTCTGGCGAGCCTTTTCAAGGGCCGCCATCTCCTTGGCGGTCACTGGGAGCGCCATCCTAGTCTGATGGGGCATTTTTCTAGCGCTGATACGACTCGAGCGGCGGCACCATGACCGGCTTGCTCAGGGCGTCGGCCAGCTGAGCGTCCAGGGCGTTCTGGACCACCTCCCACGACTCGTAACGATCGGGCTTGTACGCCTTCGAGTAATCCACCTTGGCGGTCGGCGTCTGGTTCAGGATGTCGACCGTGCCGTTCTGGTTCACGCGGGCCTGTACATCGATCTGTTCGCCGTAGTAGTTCTTCATGTTCAGGAACATGAAGCGCGAGTTGTACACGCCGTCACCCTGATGGTTGATGAAGAGCGTCTCGAGCGGACGGTAATTGTCCTTGGTCGCTATGACCGCGTCGATGATGACCTGGGTCACGTCAGGGGACACGCGGTCGCCTGTCGGGGCGCTGACCTCGACGGCGTAGGTGGCCGACTGACGACCGTTCCAGATCAGGAACGCGATCACGAGCAGAAGGCCAACTGTGATCAGGTCCTTCATTAATTTAGTCGATGAAAAAAGTTGGTCGGCGCGTTTCGGGGCGGCCGAAAAAAAAGACCCTCAGAGTAATGGCCTTGCTGGTCTACTCGGATAAGTGCAAGTGGTCGGCCGATATCATGAACTTCATCAAGACCCAACCGGCCCTCATCGAGATTGTCCGGTTTCACAATATAAATACGAACGGCGTCCCGTCCAAGAAGATCACCCGGGTCCCGACCCTCGTGACCAACGAAGGCCAGATGCTCGTCGGAGCCGAGGTGAAGAATTGGCTCGTGTCCATGATCCCAGACGACTTTGACTCATGGGACGGTACAGGCAATATGTGTTCAAACTTGGACGGGTCCGAGAACGCATGCCTATTTGATCTGGAAAAGTACGGCGAGTCTCTCCAGCCCATGATGACTGCCGATCTTGAAGAGAAAATTTCAATGAATGTTACCGAGGCGATGCAAAAAGCCAGAACTTAGAGATTCGGGCAGACTATAGAGCAATGTACCTGAAAACCATCCAAGCCTCGGCTATAAAGGCGGTTTTTGAGGTTCTCAAAGATATCATCAATGATGTGAACGTGTATTTCACGCCTGCAGGCGTTCACATCTTGACCTTGGACACGGCCCGTGTGACCCTCGTCCATATGACGCTCGGTGCTGAGAACTTTGAAGAGTACGAGTGTGTGGCGGAGATGGCAGCCGGTCTGAACATGGGCAACATGTACAAGTTGCTCAAGTCAATCTCGGGTGCCGATACCTTGGTGATGCGCATGGAGAACCGCGACTGTATAGACTTGGTCATCGAGAACCCAAT